AGAGGCTTTTCCTTTGCAAGAGGCTTTTCCTTTGCAAGAGGCTTTTCCTTTGCAAGAGGCTTTTCCTTTGCAAGAGGCTTTTCCTTTGCAAGAGGCTTTTCCTTTGCAACTTTAGGTTTTACAACCTTTCCCTTTTTAACCTTTTCTAGTGTATTATCAATACTTTCAATTGGTGAAGTTGAAATTACTGAAACTGAAATAGGAACATCAACAGCAGCATCAATCGGAGAAGGAACAAAAATAGTTATAACAGGTTCCGCATTACCAGCAGCATCCATTTCCTTTTTTGATCTACGACCTCTTTTTGGTTTAATAATATTATTAATTTCAGTTCCAACCACATTGTTCATGTTTACTTATATTTAGATTTAAGCACTTTTAATTTAAATCGTTTTACTATATATTTAAGGATTTACAAATGAAGTTCAGTAGTAGTAAAACATGAAGTAGTAGTAGAAGTAAAAGTATCAATATCAGACTCCAATTCATAACATTTTCTACAAACAGGAAGATAATTATCAGAACCAATCAACATTTGTTGAGTCTCTTTTGATAAACGCAGAGAGAATATACCAGGACTTCCATCCTTACAAATGCTACACAAGGCCGTTAACTTTGTAACCTTATCACAAATAGGTATTAAATCCAATATTTCACCAAACTTTTTCCTTTCAAAATCCCCATCTAATCCTGAAATGTATACCTTCTTTTTTTCTTTTAGCATATCAGTAACACAATATTGTAAATCTTTAAAAAACTGCGCTTCATTAATTAAAATAACATCAGCATTATGTAAAGTTTCATAATACATAGAATTACTATTTATCCATATATCTGCTATATTGGATGTTTGAATACACGGAATCATAATTTTATCATGCGTTGATAACATACTATCATGGTATCGAATGTCAACTGCGTGATTAATAACCACTACAGAAATATTGCAAAATGTGTATTGTTTATACATTTCCAATAATTTTGATGTTTTACCACTATACATCGAACCAATAAATATTTCCAAATAACCAATATTGCTTTTCGATGTAGACATCTCTGTTTTTTTGTTGTTGTCCATTACATTTTACAAACAAATATATTTCAATTGTTTTACTAATCTATATTTACTAAAAAGGGAAATAAAGGGTTTAAATATGTAAAATCATAACATATAATAATGAATCAAAACAATGCCGGAGTGCCACTATGTGAGCGCTTTCGTCCCACTAAACTCGAAGATGTAGTATTAGATCCCTTAAATAAAGTAATAATGCAAAATATCATCGACGATTCCTATTTTCCTCATCTCCTTTTCTATGGTCCACCAGGCACGGGTAAAACCACTAGTATTATCAATTTAGTAAAGGCCTATCAAGAAAAAAATGATCAATTGCATAATGGTTTAGTTATTCATTTAAACGCATCAGACGAAAGAGGAATAGATATCATTAGAATTCAAATAAATCAATTTGTTAATTCAAAATCGCTGTTTAATAAAGGTATGAAGTTTGTAATATTAGACGAGGTTGATTATATGACAAAGAACGCACAACAAGCCTTACGTTATTTAATACAAACATATAGTGTTGGTGTTCGATTTTGTTTAATATGTAATTATATTTGTAGAGTAGATGAAGGACTACAAAACGAATTCTTAAAACTCAGATTTAATCAATTACCCGAACACGAAATCATTAAATTTTTAACAAATATATCAACCAGCGAAAAATTAAACATGTCAGAAGGACCTATTAAACAGATACAAAAATTATATAAATCGGATATTAGAAGTATGATTAATTTCATTCAATCAAACCAAAATATTATTGATTCCGATTTTAACATCATAGACAATGTTGTTTGGGAAAAATTGTATCTAAAAATTGCTGAGCGAGAGAAACTAAGCATAATCATTCAATTTGTTCAAGATATAAGTAAAAAATACAACATTGATAAAAAAAATATAATAAAAGATTATTTAAATTATATTATTCGTAATAAACCGGAAATAATTACCTCGAATTTTTTAGAATTTATTGAAAATATTATGCATCACCAGGATAGCAAAAACTCATATTATATAAATTATGCTCTTTCGCGTCTTCCTTCTTTCATTCCTGCTGCATCCATTTTGCCGTAAAGTTGCATTCTCTCATGTAACTTCAACATAAAATCATTGGGAGGTGAACTCTTGGTAGGATCAAAGAAATTTTGTTTCAAGCAGTATATATTATCCATGTCACGTGATTCTTTACACGATGTAGGTGAGGTTTGTGCGATTGGGATAATATTGCTTCTTTCATGGATGACGCTAGATTTTCTGGAAAGCATTATATGATATACTATTAGAAAATAATTGAAATAAATTATGTTAAATACATTTAAAGATATATTCTGATATTTATTATGGCAAATACCATAAATAACGATGTTGATAATGAATGGGCAAATTTTATATCACCCGATTATAATGAGGTATCTTCTGATGAGGATGAAATATCCCCTATAAATACAACAAATAATTCTAATGTAAAATCAGATAATCTACTTGAAGCGCCTAAAGCAACCGCCATTTATATTTCAACTAAATCTAAAATTGCTTATTTAGATAGAGAGATAGATTTGAAGCAAATATTCTGGAAAATACCAGTAATCCCATATTCTACTCCAGCAAATGGTGTTATTAAAAAACAAATGAAATTTAATTCTAATACACAAGAGGAGCTAGCAATCGTTCAAGAAAATTTGCAATCGGTTATTTGTTGCGACGAACAAGTCATGACGAGTATAAATAACCCAAATGGTAGAATAAAATTTAAGGATATTAGAAAGATTAGTATTGGAATTTCAAAAAAAGACATTATGAGTTACAGGTGTAAAAGAAAGAGTGCGTTTTATAATTGTTTTGTTATGATTTTACGTATTAGAATTAATAGTATATTTAAAGAATTTCATATAAAAGTATTTAATACAGGAAAGTTAGAAATTCCAGGTATACAAACCGATTATATATTTGAACAAGTCTTATTGAATATCGTTAATACGATTCAACCTTTCCTAGAAGAAAAATTGGGATATAAACAAATTAGTGATACAGTTCTTATTAATTCCAACTTCAATTGCGGGTTTTATATAAACCGGGAACTTCTATTTGATATATTGAAATTCAAATATAATATTCAATGCATATATGATCCATGTTCATACCCTGGAATCCAATGTAAGTTTTATTATAATCCTGCAATGAGTGTTCAAACAGGATCTCAAATTTCAGAAGAAAATAGATCGCTTTACAAAAATATAGTAACCGTTTCATTTATGATTTTTAGAACAGGTAGTATCCTAATAGTAGGAATGTGTGATGACAATGTATTATATTCTATTTATGAATTTCTTAAAGTGTTATTGGTAACAGAATTTCATAAAATTGGGCAAAAAATTATTACTCCTGAAAACACCATAGTAAAGGACAAAAAGAAGAAGATCCGTCGCAAAACGATTATGATGAATATTATTGAAGAGAAAATAGCCGAAATTATGTAAATATCCAACTGATAAATTTATCTGAACTATCTTCCAAATGTAATGTAAAATGCAAATCAACCAAATTATTATTTATTTTGGCATCTGCAACGCTATTCATTTTACCTTTACAATATTTTTTTATAAACAATTCTATAATATCCAAATGCTTTTCTAGTAGATGCAACGGAGCCATTGCGTAGAAAGGCGTAGTTGCAGACCCAGAATACGGAACGCTAGTGGAGTATTCTAGATTGTTATATGTGTCATTATTACAAATAGTATCAGTAAATTTATATATGGTGTGATATGCATCATTATTTATTTTTTCGTTGTTTAACTTTTCACCGATTTTTTCTATTTTTTTTATGAATAATTTAAATGAATCTTTTTTATTCTCCTTTAAAAAATCAAACCCATTAACCATATAACTAATTATTTTTGTTAATATGGTTATGTTCATATTTAATGTGTCTAATTTTACACTTACATCCGCAGTAGGATAAACTAGTTGTTTTTTAATTTCATTATTTATTTCATATATTGTTTTTTTATATACAAACATCATTGCATCTCTCGAGTTTAACTGCAAAAAGGTATGTTGATCTTCAGATATTTGGCCAATAAATTCTATATAAAAATAAAACGATTTTTGGCTATGATAATATGCTACATCTAAATTTTTAGTGTAATACAATATAATATTAAATACATGAGTAATAGTTTTTAATCCTCTCAATATTACAAATTTATTATAGGCGTTATTTTTTACATTTATGCTTTCTATAATAAAATTCAAATATTCTGTTGTTAATAAATTATACTTGTTTAGTATTTCATTAGTAGAATATTGCATAGAAGTTTTGTAATTTTCAACATTGTGTAAAGAATATCGAAAATTAGTTTGTGGGGCAGATAAACTCATTATATATATTTGTATTTTATAATTTATATTTATAGAATTTTGTTTATTGATTGTTATTTTTTTGATAAAAAATATTAAATTATATTAATTAGAATATAAAGACTTTTACAAATTTTTATAATATAAATGTCGGATGAACAAAAAATTGCTTCCTCTTCCTCCTCTAGCTCTACTGCTTCTACCGAAGCAAATTACAGACTACCTAGTGATATTACCCTAAAACATGCAGTTAAATTAGGAATAGTTGAAGATAAACCAATCATGTTGGATTATTGGTCCGCATCATTGGATAAAAAGGCGCTTATTGGCGTAAAAGAAAACGGAGAAAAGTTGTTGGTAAAGTCGGAAGATGAATACACCAGTGGCATAGTTAAATTTTACAAAAGTGGGACGGAATTTATCATTATTACTGAAAATTCTATTTATTTGGTTTCATCTGATATCCCTACGAGAAAGATTTCGTAAATAAATATACTATAAATCATACCAAAGCTAATAAGTTGTTATGATTTTGCTATTCGACGTAGGCAATGCTGCGTATTGCTGAAGGAATATATCAATATGGACTATAATATTTGTACTTTGAGAGACGAGGACTAGGTCTAAATGAAGGTCTCAAATTACCATATCTTTGCCATTGAAGCGTTTGATAATAATCATTTGTATTGACAAAATCAAGAGGTCCTTTATTCGATTGTGTTTGGATATTATACCACAAATAATTTGTAATCCCAACTCTATTTCCTGTACCCGCCTTAAGTGGTCCTAAACCAGAATTAGAATCACTATGGTTTACATATGATTGAATATTTCGCATAACACGACTTCTTCCTGCCATTTGTATATGACGTGATAATATATTTTACTATACAATTATTTTATGATAAATAAGTATTTTATATTTCCCATATAAAATATTTAAGCTCCAGACCAGAATTGAACTGGCGACCTTGTCATTACAAGTGACATGCTCTAACCACTGAGCTACTGGAGCAGTGGCGATTCTCCCAAGTGACCATGTATTATTATTTTAATAATAAAAATTATATTGTATTATACATTTACTTTGCATCATTATGTACACAATATAATCATCGTTCACTATATGCTATTCTATGCTACCCATGCTCTAAACCTACCCATTTTCATCTAATACAAAGATAGTCTCAGTATAATCATCATTAACTATCTTTATGTTTCGCCTGATAACGAAACTCATCTGGGATTCACCAAACAGATGCTAAAACTCCTAAGGAGTTCATTCGACTACTCATTTTTGCAACCCTATCTACATACCCGGACCCTTGCACCCACCCACCCCATAATATATATTATTATTGTCTTTAAGTTATTTTTTACTAAATATATAATTACCATTCTTATAAAACGTTTGTTAAAATAATAATTTGTTCAGGAGTAAGAGTAAGAGGTAATTCGATTTGAAATACGATAATCATATTTCCAGTATGTCCATCTCTTGTTAATCCCATATTTGCGATTACTTTTTGATGTCCAAATGGAATAATATTACCGGTCTGATTATTGATCGTATATGCCTTTCCATTGATATATTTTAAATCAAATGAGAAACCACATAAGGCTTCTTTGAGAGAAATTTTCTTTTCGATGATTAAATCCAACCCTCTTCTCTGAAATCCAGTATCATTCTCAATCCTAATAAATATTTTAATATCGCCTTTACATTGTTCATTAACAACATTGCCTTGATTTTCTAACACCATCATTTCATTATTGTCAATTCCTTTCATAATGTTAACATAAATAGTTTGTGTTTCAGTCACCTTGGTTCCATTCTTAATTATCCATCTTTCAATTTCGACAGGAATAGATCCTCCATTTAATACCATTTCCATATTAATATGTACAATTTTGTTTATTGGTTCAGGTTTCTGTATTTGTTGTATATTTACAGGTACTCCATTTCTAAATATTTGAAAATTCGCGCCAGGGGGGAACATACCAGGCATTCCTGGCATACCATGCATCATATGAATATTTCCAGGCATACCTTGCATACCAGGCATGCCGCCAAAAAACATACTAGCTAATATATCTTCCATATTAGGACCTTGTCCAGGGACAGGACCACCTCCTCCCATCATATTACCAAAAGGATTATTGCGCATCATATCATATTCATTTTTTTTAGCCGGATCTCCCAATACCTCATATGCATTGTTTATTTTATGAAATATATCGACTACTTCAGGTTTTCCTGGATTTTTATCGGGATGATATTTGAGAGAAAGCTTCCTATATGCCTTTTTTATTTCATCTGTACTTGCATTCTCTGGTACGTCTAATATCTTATAATGATTATCTTCCGACATTTATTATTAATAATACAGATAAACTTAAATACTTATTTACGAATAATATATTATTATTCATGGATTATAATTTATTTATAAATAAATATCAACCTCTTTTTTTCAAAGATTTTGAAATAGATGAAGAAATAGTAACTATTTTAAATACATTAGTTGAAATGAATAATCTAAATATTTTATTAATAGGGGATATGGGATGTGGTAAAACCTCTTTATTGAATGCACTTATTCGCGAATATTATAAAGAAGCAAATAACCAAGCAACTAATAAATCATACGATGACAATATTCTTCATATTAATAATTTAAAAGAACAAGGTATTAATTATTATCGCAATGATGTAAAAACTTTTTGTCAAACAACATCTTCAGTTAAAGGTAAAAAAAAATTTGTTGTTTTGGATGATATAGATTTAATCAATGAACAAAGTCAACAAGTATTTCGAAATAGTATAGATAAATATAGTAATAATGTACATTTTATTTCTTCTTGTAGCAATATCCAAAAAGTAATAGAAAGTTTACAATCACGCTTTACTATCATAAGAATTAAACCACTCCAACGAGAACATCTTACAAAAATTATTGCCAAAATTAAAACAAATGAACATATTATTATTCATAAAGAAACAGAAAAATTCATACTTGATATTTGCAATAATACTGCAAAAATTTTAATTAATTATATGGAAAAATTCAAACTTTTGAATAGAGAAATTACATACGATCTTGCTGTGAATGTATGCACGAATATCAGTTTTTCTACTTTTCAAATATACACTGAATATCTAAAAAATAAAAATTTAAATGAAGCCATTAAATTAATGATTTCTGTGTATGATAAGGGTTATTCTGTTATGGATATTCTAGATAATTATTTTTTATTTGTTAAAATAACACCTATGTTAAATGAAGATGAAAAATACAAAATTATTCCTTTTATATGCAAATATATTACTATTTTTCATAATATTCATGAAGATGAAATTGAATTAGCACTATTCACAAATAATCTCATTCAAAATATGTAAGCTCCGTAACGTTAGTGAAGGAGCAAGCCGAAGGAATATTACATTTTTATGTTATAGTAAATTATACATGACCGAATTCGTAAATAAAACAAAAGAAGCTATTACATTGACCATTACTGAAATAGAACCTACGTTAGTGGGTGAGTTGATTACAATAGAAAGTTTAGAAAACCTTTTTATCGAACAATGCTTGAAACAAATGCCTATACATATTCGTCCAAAAAATACCGCAATAAAAGAATGTACAGAAGAATTATCCATTGAAAAGTCTATGGATGATTCTTTAGAAGAGAAAAAAACACTAGATACAGAAATGGAGAAAAATGTTGGTACTACAAAGTGCGAAAACGAACCTACGTTTTCCGATTATACCCCAGAGCATAAACAGATAAATATAAAAAATGACCCAATATTATCCATCCGATCTATTAAAATAAAACCCCTCACAATAATATTGTTACGTCCTAGATTTATGCAAATATATAGACAACCCCCTCAAAAATACATTCCTCATTTACGAAAGATGTTTTAATATACTACTATATAAAGGGGGATGTCTACACAAATATTTAAAAAAAATATACCAACGGAGTTATTTTTTTCTTTACTAGATGATACATCTAGTAAAAATGAAAAACATTACGTGTTTAATCACGCTTCGTATAAAAAAGGTATATTTAATGGGGCTATTGCTGTATTTTTAGAAAATTGTAAACAATGTTACCACACATCTAAGTATAAATATTTGGATCGTAAATTAACATATAATTCGTTTACTACTATTATACGACAAATATGTAAATATAATCAAATTACATATACGTCGCAAATAAAATATGATAAATCCACATACGAAATAGTATATTACATATACATATAAAATATTTATTACATTGATGCAAAGCATTGTGCACATCCCCCTTTCATGTGTTTACGAGAACGTCTCGTCTTATTTCTAGAATAATTTACTTTTCTCCTACTTTTACCTCCACTTCTACTGCTAGCTCTAGCTTTACTTCTAGATGCACTTCTACTTCTAGCTCTAACTCTACTTCTAGATGCAATTCTACTTCTAGCCATTATATATTATAACTATAAAAAAATTATAATATATTTGAAAAAACAAACAACAAACGCATAAACATTTAGCCGTTGAAATGAGGTTCCTTCGCTAACGGATGAGCCTTATCATTGGTCATAAGAGGACGCAGACCCCACACCGGTGCATCTAAGTCCGTTTTCCAATATCCAACGTTCTCTCTAATAAATGCCTTGTCTTTTGCCTTCATAGGTTCAATCACACCCATTTTGGAATCAGGAGTACTCGCCAACAAAATGTATTTACTAAGGATGACCTTCGACTCGAGTACTTGTTTGGGTGACAAGCGAGCAAACCATTCGTAATGACGACGACTCAATATTTCATCCGCAGGAATATAAATACCATATGTTTTAGGGTACAAATCGATGTACTGGTTTGACAACAAATGATCAATCAATATAGGCGTATCATCCATCGTTTTAACACCAATCATTTTCCCTTCTATCAAATTGATTTTTTGTTTTCTTACGCGCGCTTCGGTCCATCTATTAATCTCTCCTAAAAACTCCGCTTGCGATGTGTAATCGGAAGAAATAGTGCGTTCCATAAAGGCGATGAGTTGTTCTACTATATGATTTTCTTTTTGCGCACCCATGAACCGAACATCAGGATAAAACTCTTTGGTAGTAGAAGTGATATTTCGGTCAATATTTTCACATATAAACATCTTATGATTCGCCGTACCAATCCTGTACATCTCTGATAAATTCTGCATACAGAGGAACGAGGGAGGACAGATAATACCCCCATACATGTACAATATTTTTGCCATTCCTAATTGTCTAATATAATCTAAAACAGGACTAGATATAGTCTTCATATTTATGCTCCAATTAGGTAACAATTTTTCAAAAGAAGAATCGTCTATGAGACATATATGAAACGAATCTTCGCATTGATTAATAATACTTCTAACAGTTAAATACATGTAAGGTTGATTTAAATTGGTTGAACTACGAGATCCAAAACTCAACCAATCACGGGAATTGTATTCATATTTTATAGGAATCCAAATAATTGGTTTCTTGTTTTTACTATCGACTAAAGAAGGGTCTGTTAATAAATATTTATGAATGGCACCATAATTCTCTGTATTATTTTCTCTCTCCAATTTGTCCGAATAGCGATTGTATAAAAATACTATGGCAGCTAAAAGAACTATGGGTAATATTAGATTCATTGCATTTTTTATTTTGAACATATATAATATTGTTATATATTTTCTTTTCTTGGTATCAAATAAATAAGTCAGATCATCCAAAATATCGAGCACAATATTTATTTATTATGCAATAGCATAAGTCCGCTCCAAAACTCATTATTTTTCTGCCGTGACAGCTCTGTTTGTTTCGCCAATTGGTATGCACGACTTGTCGCCATTTCATCGTCCTTTTTATTTCGATTATTCAAATACTCTAATGCCTGCATTTCGGATAAAGGTTTTGTGTCCTGTGTGTTCCTATAACTAACAAATTCATTCACATTATTAAACTTCTGTTTGTTTTCGTAATCTTCATCGGTAACAGGAATAACTGATTCAGTATGAGCCTGATGTAAATCTTGGTATGGTAAACTACTAAACATATCGGAGTTAAACGACCCTGGCGCATCAGTAGATAAATCACATCCATTCATACTTCGACTAGAAAAATCCATTACTTCTTCTCTCACGATAAGAGATCTCATTTGAGATTTCTTCTTATCAAATTCTTGTGCCATGGTAGACATAGTCACATTTGTAGAAGTTGTATCCATATCTTCGTCTGATCTTAACCAATTTTCATACCCTTTTTGTTCTCCTTCATTATATAATTTATTTTTGTCAAATTGTTCGTTGAACCACTTATTGAAATCCTTGGATTTATTGCTCTTGAGTTTCGAATTTGTTTCAAAGAATTTATCCAACAACACTCTTTTTTCTTCATCCGCAATATCATTTGAATATTCGGTGTTTTTATTGTCATTATCTATGTCACCACGTTTTCTAAACTCCCAAATAGTATATAACATTTTATAAGCTTTTGAATAGAATCGAAAATATTCGGGATCCAGATTGGATTTATCTGGATGCGTTTTTAATACTATTTGTTTTGCCCTTTTTAGGTCCGTTTCATCGAAATCAACAGGAATTCTAAATAAATTTAATACGTCATCTAATTGATAATTGTCAATGTTCAAATCAACCTTTTCCACCTTTTTACTCATAATATAATAGTTATATCTTATATTATGACATCTTTATTTCTTTATTTGTAAGTAAAACAAAAATATATAAAAATCACAAACTTTGCCTAGGTATCCACAACCATACTATGACTATGACTATGACTATGACTATGACTATGGGTATGCTCATGATGATATCCATCGTCATAATATATTTTATACACAACGGGTAAATGAACCGGATATATGGGCCTAAAATGCGACACATTTGAACAAATATATTGCCGTAATGAAATATTCGCATCATATGGAATGACCATTTTATTTGTAGGATCAATAATGCTATAAACATATAAACTATTTATAGGCACATGACATGTGGTGCTAATTTTTTGAAATAATTTGGACAATGGTTTATCTTTTTTGATCGTCATAAATTCACTATAACCACAATTTTTTGTAATTTCTAACATATAATGTGTATTGGGTATTCTAGTAATATAATTTTTCATTTTATCATTATACACATTTATCATGTGTTCAGGATTATTCAAACAATTTGGACAAATAATATTATTTTGACAATCGCAACCAGAATTCATATTATTGTACGATATAACTATTAACCATAAAATATATCTAAATCATTTGGGTACTATTATATTATTCAAGAGAGAAGGAACGTTGGCATAAGCTTTTTGTATTTTTATTAGTTGAATACCACAACGTTTGAAAAAGGCATCTAATGCTACAGGATCAGCACCTGTTACACTATCATCCGGGATAAAAGATACATTTCCTCGTTTATACATCAATATAACAGGTATTCCATTTACCATTCGTTTTGTTTTCAAATAAGAATATAAATCGATACTATCGTCTACATCTATATCGGCGCAAATGACGTCTGGAGGGGAAGACGCGAAGAATGCATCGACTAAATGTGCTATTTTTTTACATGGACCACACCACGAAGCGCCCAATTTTACTATTACTAGACCTGGATTTAATTTTAACAATTTTAAAAAATCGTTGCGATTCTCAAATTTACTGATGACTTGTTTTGTAACAGACATCTGAATATAATAATATGTTGGAATATATTTAGGATATTATCGCATAATTTTTCATATAATATTTAGATATATATAGATATAACTAAATATGAGTGGTCGATTTAAATCTATTGCTCCTATAGATACAACATTTATATCGGTTCAACCACCTCCTACACCACAAGCAGATCCAGATCAACTTATTTGTGTTAACACCACAAATCATTCAAATGAAGCAGATGATAAAAATGTCCAAATGAGTGAAATAATAGACACCAGTATAGTTCCATGTGTACCTATATATGGATTATTTACTCAAACGCCATCACAAATAACGAATGCGAATCTGTTGTTTGCAATGTTTTCGGAATATCAAGATAAAATGCCAGTAGAAACAAGCATAACCACGAAAGAAGGTATAGAAACTACTACATCTTCGGCAGTTGAACTAGTAAATGAAGGGTCGAATGCTATATGTAATTTTACACTTACATTTAACGAAGTGGGAATACCAAATATTAATTTTCAATATGTGGATAAAGATTTAAAAAAATATAACACACCATTTTCTACATATATGAATAATGCAACTGCATTACCACAATTTTTACGTGCGATGGGGTTATTAATATTAGAAAATATTTTTTTATATGGACTTGATGGTATCACAAAGCAATCAGGAGGGTGTCAAGGTACATTTTTTATGTATTATAATAGACCGCTAGGAGGAGAAGGGTTTCATAAAGATAGTACGGGAAACACTTCATTTGTGTGTTTAAATTATTTAAATACAAGCGTTTTACCAAGTGCGACCATATTATTAAATCCTACACCAATAGATGACGTTGGAGAATTTCAAAATGTAGACGATAAACTAAGCAAAATAATGGAGGTAATTGGTAATCCCCATTGCACAGAAGCACAAATTACTAAAAGATATAATATGGGACCATATGGAACCATTGGGTTTAATGACCTAGTCGTGGCACATTCTTCTCCATTTGATGAAACTAGTACACAAGTAAGATCATTTACTCCTATTGTTACAACACCTGGTCTATATGGACAAAGTGTACCTAGTTCACGTTCAGGTAAAATTTCTGGTTCTCCACATCCACCACTAGAAGCATACCCTGATGTGAACATCCCCAGAAATTTTACTAGAATGTGGATCAATTTTAAAGATCCTTCTGTAGCGGATGCAAGTGTTGTTGCATTTCCAGCTTACACTATTAGTTTAAATGAGTTGGAACAGATAATTACCCTTTGTCAACAAAAAAGAATGCGTGTACAAAAATGTCTATCTATAGACGAATTATGTGCATCTTTTATAGATCCTATACATAATCCAGGTAAAGGCACATGTTATCCTAGTTTAAGTAGAAGTAATAGTCCTGCTTATCATCCACAAGGTATTCCATATAGACCACCTTCTACTACAACTACACCTACCGCTCTTGAGATGGGAATACAACCATCGCCCCTTTTTCGACCATTAGCAGCTCCAGCACCTATTAGATCTTCCTTAACAACAACATCTACATCTCTTTTTCGACCAGTAGCAAGAGCTCCAGCAGCAACAGCTCAACCTGCAGATCTATATCCTGAATTACCTGATTATGATCCTGATCACCCCGACAATAAGGGTGGGTCTAACAAAAAAACAAAAAAAAGACGTAATAAGGCAAAAAAAAGAACTAAATTAACAAAAAGAAAAGGAAAACGCAATAAGATGGAGGGAAACGGAGGCTTGCTTGCAAGCCGAAGTTTTCCGATTATACTCCGTAGACATGCAAAGCATTGTCGAAAGAGTATAACAAAGAACAATAAAAGACGAAGGGTATCACATAATAAGGTAACAAAAAAACATAAACGAGGTGGAGTAAAACGTAGCCGCTAGATACTGACAACAGAATTTACAACCTCTTCTACCTCACCAATATCCAATTCAGGCAATTCAACATGCGATTCCCAAAAATATTTAGAATAAGCCCACACAAATTCACAATCCGTCGGATACCAATGTGCATATTCACTAGTCAACTTTTTATATAATGGTGCAGGTAAAAAACGTAAGCTTTGTCTAGGAAGAACATAACTCAATTGTGTCATCGGTGAGACCGCTTTATGTGTATTTTCCTTAATAAATGTCGTGTCAAAATATGGAATGCATTTTACCAAATCTTGCAATAACGGCGGGTAATTATAATGATAACACCATCTCCAATCAGGACAACCGGATGTATAATATTTCATAGTCCATTCCAACCCTTGAAGATAATTGATAGAAATCTGCTTACATCGTTCATCGTCCATATCCACCTTCAATAAACATTTATAATATCTCGCTTGCCATTGCGGTTTAAATGGGTTAATGTATTTTTCCAACTCGCGCTCATAATTTGGAATGGCTTCAAATTTCAAATATTTTTGTTCAGGAGTATCAGACGGATAATTGAATTTTTCGCGCTTATCACGCAATTTCATCTCCCCCTTTATGTATTCCTCCTCTAAATCCGCTAAAAACACTACCAATTTCCGAACATTTTTCCAATAAATCTGTTTACCATCTGTTAAATTTTCCTTTGTACCGCCAATAGTGGCCTTGTAGGCATTGAGCATTTTATCAACACCGCCGCTACGAATATTAATCGCAGGAAAATGCGGCATAAAATCATTTCCCAAAAAGAAACACATAAAAATATAATCATATATGCGGTTCTTATGTTGCTCAGTTGTAAGTTCCACTCCGTTGTTCATATCAAGCGTAATAATATTTGCCAATAACGGAATATCCATCAAATATGTTTCATTGGGTTCAAGCGAGCTATCAATAGATTTAATGAATTCCGGCGTCTCTCTGAACAAATAAATATTTTTACTAATAGGTAAATGATTAATAGATAACATAATTAAATCCGCATCTAACCCATAAATAACGCTAGTAGCTTCATTATGCATAGCAGGATTACGTCGAATGTAATCGAAAATTTTATGCTCCCCCTCACCGGGTTCATCACTGGTAGAAATAATAATATCTTGAACACTATATTTCTTTTTAGATGATATCCCATAAAAATATTCGTGAATGGTCTTATTTAAATCAATCATGAATTCAGTCCCAGGTGTAATAGCAGTTGTATCCCAATTGCTATTCGTTTTTTTAAGGATAGATTTTGAAATCTCATTTTGATACCAGGATTTATATCTACGCGTCCTCTGTTGTTCTAATTTTGCAACAGGAGCTACACCATCAAACGCAATGAAAATAGTATTATCTGGAGAGATAAGTGAAATATATTCTTCAATTTTAACGATGACTTTTTTAATAATATCTTTATTTGCCGTTTCGGTTGAAGTATTAAAATCAATGCTTCGAATTGCATCGTAAATAATCGAATTGCAATCCATATATAAGTTGTTAATGGTCATTGTTTTTTTAACCAATTTGCGAATAATATTGATATGATTTTTAACTATATAAGAAAAATAACTAGGAATACCCATTTTAGTTGTTATATAGTAAATTACATGTTTTGTTTTTATTATGTTTATAAATACATTATTTACATTGAATCATATCACATTATAATAACAAAATTATAATATACTACATATATCTAATCCCAAAAAATGGATTAAAAACGCCGTAAAAATTATAAAAATTAATATATATAGAGATATAATGAATGAAAAAATAGATGCAAAAAATAACGTAAAAATAGACGATAAAAATGAAAAGCACATACATCATGCATCCGATGTAGTGAATCTAGTCGAAAAGAAGTTAGATTTTTTTCAAGATGTGATACAAAAAACAATTATACACGTTCAAAAGAACAAAATGCTCGATATTTTAGGAACAAACGACGTAAATACTTGTATAAATACGTTGAATATATTGAGTGATAAGATAAAAAATTTGGTAGAAAATATGAATATTATTACTACAGATTTGGTAATAAATAATCTTCAAACAATAAATAATGAGGTTTCTAGTTTATTAAAAGTGTATGGTACTGAGTCGCTGGAAGATTTATTACTAATCTGTTTCGGTAATAGTAGTTCAATAATAACAAACGAAGAAGAACTAGCAAAATTTAATTTGTTGAAAAAGTATTTTCATCCAACTAGTTATAAAATAGCCACATTAAAAAAAACAGACAATGAAAGTACCGATATGAAACAAAAACTAACGTCATTTATCGACGATTTTGTATCAGATAAAATGAAAAATATGGATTGTAATGACATATCATTGCATTCAAAACAATTTCATATGAAAGTATATGGTATAAAAATATACATATCCGGTGGAAATTTGAAAACAAATCTCATCATTTATGGTATAGTGGATGATATTATAATTAGTTTTTTAAATAATAAGTATATAAATGCGAAGAAAAAAATGATAAAAGATAACATGCCAAAAAATAATGAGATTAACATTGAGTTAAATGCTGAGACGAACAATGAAATATTTGGAAAATATTGCGATTCGTTAACATTAAAAGATTATTTGATAAATACACATAATGAAATATATAATAAATTTAATGGATACCTAGCACAACATAAAATATTAAAACAAAAAATATTATCACAAGTGGTAAAGGAGTTCATCACATCTGACTTATTCTTAAAACGAAACATGTTAATTCAGTTATTGATAAATTCGGACAATTACGACAATAAATATATGGCTTATTTGTTATATGATATTCTTTCAAATGATGTAAATGGAGTCATAGATACACAAGAACAAATTATACTCTTTGATAGTTTTCCTTGGACTATTAAACAATGTTTTCGTGAAGCCATGAAAAAAACGATCCAATATACAAACGACTTGTCCAATTTTGACATTAATAAAATACCACTAGAACAACAAATTTGTTTATTGAAAGCATCAGATAGCGTAAAAGAAAAAGCCATGATAAAATTGAAGGAGGTAAAGGCGAAATCGGAAGATTCCGGATCAAAAGCACGTCAATATTTAGATGGCTTATTAAAAATACCATTTAGTAGTTATATAAAAGAACCTGTCATGAATTTGATGGATGAAAATAGACAACATTTTAATGAATTGAAAAAAATGGTAGATACAGATGCATTGATAATACCAGAAAAAACAAGATATACTAGTATAGAAATAGCAAAACACTCAAATCAAATAAAGAATCAATTTGACAACAATAAAACAACTCACCAAACCACCGAGCAAACCACTGACCAATCAAATATATATGACGAAACGTATATGAAAGCTATTAAGTCATACTTAACTAAAACGGATAAAAATGGTCTGTTAACAAATATAATGAAAATAAATAATATTGTAAATACCTTGAAAATTAATGAGCTGCATAAAATATCGCATTCTGGCAAATCCAAAGCCGCGTTACAAACATCCATTTCAGAATTTATAGAGACATGTAATGCAAAATATAAACAAGTGATTCCGTTGTTAAATAAGTTATGTTTGCACACAAATATTATTAACAAACCCGCGGACCAAGTCTTTATTACCAATTCAAAAATACCAGTAGATAAAAATATTATCGAAAAAACAGAGAAAATAAAACAAATCGAAAATAACTTTAATGAAATCACCACATATATACATAATGTTAAAAGTACGTTAGATGATGCTGTTTATGGACACGATAAAGCCAAAAAACAAATTGAACGAATAATTGGTCAATGGATAAATGGTGAACAGGATGGGTATTGTTTTGGGTTCGAAGGTCCACCGGGTGTCGGTAAAACCTCGTTGGCAAAGCGAGGACTATCCAATTGTTTGAAAGACGAACATGGAAATAGTAGACCATTTGCTATGATTGCTATGGGTGGAGATAGTAATGGCAGCACATTACATGGTCACAATTACACCTATGTTGGGTCTACTTGGGGTTCAATCGTTCAAATATTGATAGATAAAAAATGCATGAATCCCATTATTTTTATCGATGAATTAGATAAAATAAGTAAAACAGAACACGGACGAGAAATAGTGGGTATTTTAACACATTTATTAGATCCAACCCAAAATGATAGTTTCCAAGATAAATATTTTTCAGGTATTGATTTGGATTTATCAAAGGCGCTATTTATTCTCTCCTATAATGATGTTGAATCAATAGATAAGATTTTATTGGACCGAATACATAGAATAAAATTCAGCAATTTATCACTGGAAGATAAATTAGTAATATCAAAATCTCATATGTTACCAGAAGTCTATAAAAAAATGGGATTATGTGATATGATTCACATGAGTGATGAAGTGATTAAATTCATCATTGAGGATTATACGTCAGAAGCAGGTGTTAGAAAACTCAAGGAGAAATTATTTGAAATCGTCGGAGAAATAAATATAGATATATTAAAAAATAAAAATTATGATTATGAATATCCTATAAACATTACGATTGCGGACATAAAAACCAAATATTTCAAAGATAAACATGAAATTAAAAACAAAAAGGTTCCCACTGAAAGCTCTGTTGGGATCATAAATGGTCTATGGGCAAATGCAATGGGAAAAGGAGGTGTAATACCAATACAAGTTAAATTTTTCCCATGTGACAAATTTTTGGATCTAAAATTAACAGGTATGCAGGGAGATGTTATGAAAGAGTCGATGAATGTATCGTTAACATTGGCTTGGTCTTTAACAAATTCAAAGGTCCAAAATGAAATAAGAGAGAAATACAATAAGGATCAAAAGTACGGCATACATATTCACTGCCCAGAAGGAGCAGTGCCAAAAGATGGTCCATCGGCCGGAGGTGCTATTACTTCAGTCCTTTATAGTTTATTGAACAACAAATTAATCAACCATCATTTTGCTATGACGGGAGAGATATCATTAGATGGTAATATAACAGAAATAGGGGGCCTTGATTTGAAATTTTTGGGTGGTATAAAAGCAGGTGTTACTAGTTTTATTTACCCGGAAGAAAATAAGAAGGATTATGAAACATTTATAGAAAAATATAAGGATACAGATCTACTGAAAAATATCATTTTTAATTCAGTTAAGAACATAGACCAAGTATTTGAATTAATATTTGAGTAATATGGAATGTACTCTAATTACAGACCCGTAAAGAAAAATGTATAATAATAAAATATTGTTTATTATTATAATGCAACAACAGCCAAATATGGGAGCAGTAGGTGGAGTTGCAAATACTCCCCTCAACTTTATTAAACCAATGAATTTGATCATATTTCTTACCTTTTACTCGCCAATAATAGTAGCATTAGGTGGGTTAAGCATGTCTTTTATTTTTCAAAACTTCAAGGGGTTTATATACATAGGATTTCTATTAGCAGTCGTATTGATACGAGAGTTTGCATTATGGGTATCAAATGCTCAGACATCCTTGTCTGATGGAACTATTTGTAGTGCTATTAAATATAGTCAATATGGTAATGCAGGATTCAGTATTTTTGTTTTAGCCTTTACTATAATGTACATATGTCTACCCATGTTCATAAACCAAGACGTGAATTTCTGGGCATTTGGTGGGTTGTTAACATACTTTTTTGCAGATATAGGTATACGTTATACTGAAAAATGTATCACTAGTATTACTGATATTTTAGCAAATACTGCATTTGGGGCACTATTAGGAGTTGCCATTCCCATGGCTCTTTATGCAGGAGGTTCCTCTAAATTTTTGTTTTTTAATGAAATATCAAGCAATAATACAACATGCTCTATGCCTAAAAAACAAACATTTAAATGCGCCGTTTATAAAAATGGTGAGCTCATTGGTAGCACAACTAAGTAAACAAAAAACTACCTAAATTTATAACTAACCATTTTTTAAAATCCGACATAATCAATTTTCGTTGAAAACTATCGGCAAGTAATGCCATATTTCCTTTCGTGTGATATACTTCTGCAAAATTATTGAACACTTGTATAATATTATTATTTGCATATCCTGATAAATTCACAATGTTGTATAAGGGTTTATTGAGACGTTTATTAACAACATTATGAAAGATATATAACATATTTTTTAAATCCTCCTTATTCTTTATACCAGAAAAATTTATTCGTGCTAAAAATTGAGTGGCATGTTGTGCGCAATCAGGACATGGTAAAGCACCACATATTCTTTTAATAATAACAAAAAGTTGTGGACCTATTTCTACAAACTTATCTGGATTTATTTTTTCTGCAAGTGTATGAAGAAGCGTCCAAACCGGAGGACCCCATTTTTTCGTTGACATCTATTATATCTATAATATATAAAAATATAAAGACTTTATTCGAATTTTATATATTATATTCATTATGCCAAAATACATAGTTGAGGGTGGATTTAACTTTTATGAAGAGTTGTATAAATCACTCGATGATGAATTAGTTGATACACCTATACCAGATGATACACAAAATTCAACTAATGACTTCAATAATGTCTGCTTAATAAGTAATTTACCATTAACTGACAAATTTGTTACATTAGAATGTAAGCATAAATTCAATTATATGCCTTTATATAATGATTTGGTCAATCATAAAAAAAAATATAATACTATGGAAAGAAAAACATTAAAATGCACAGAAATAAGATGTCCTTATTGTAGAAATATTCAAAATAAATTATTGCCTTATTATGATGATATAGAGATTAGCAAGGTGCATGGAGTAAATCATATTAGTGAAACCACATTAATTATGAATCAATTTGATAACGTGAGCTGTAAAAGTTATATTGCAGGAACTTGTAGTCATGAATACATGTGTAGTGATGGAACTACTATGCCGTGTACAAATAGTATGGTTACCTTGTTATGCAATAAATATTATTGTGCAAATCATAAATATTTTGGAAAAATGGCTATATTAAAAGAAATCAAAATAAAAGAAAAACTCGAATTACATGCAAAAATTCTGGAAGCAAAGAAAAAGATATTGGAAGAAAAGAAAAAAACAAAATTAGCTGCTAAAATGGTAAAGGATTTGGCAAAAGAAGAGGCAAAAAAGGTAAAAGCATGTGCAAAAGCAGCAAAGGTAACAACACATGCAGAAAACATAGAAAATGTTATCATTTCAACGCAATCAGGATGTGTCCAATTATTGACTACTGGTAAAAATAAAGGTAAATCGTGTAGTTGTGCAAAAATATATCAAAATAATTTATGTTTACGTCATCATAATTTAATAAACAAGAATAAACCATATGACGGGACTGGCACCAATTATGGAAATCCTGAACAAGCTGGGTTGTGGGTGCAATGGGTCAATGGACAAGAACCAGAACCAGATACAGATCCAGATCCAGAGCCAAAATAAAATAAAGATGGTGTAAAAGTAAAGGAATAAATATATTTGAATTATGATATAAAATTATGACTATATTTATGTAATACATAGATATAATGGAAACAAAAGAAGAATTAGTTGCAAATATTAAAGAATGGATTAAAAATGATACAGAAATATCCACATTGCAAAAAGAATTAAAAGCTCGACGAAATAATAAAAAGATATTAACAGAAGCATTAATGTCCACTATGAAGTCAAATAATATAGATTGTTTTGATATTAATGGTGGATGTATAATATATAAAAAAACCACTACCAAAAAACCATTAAATGCCAAGGCTTTAATATTGGCATTGCAAAATTATTATAAATCAAATCCATCTCAAGCGGAATCGGTTACAAAATTTATCATGGATAATAGAGAAGAACAAGTAAAAGAATCGGTTGTAAGAAAATTAGATAAATAATAGATAAATAATAGATGAAATAGATAATTTATATTAAATATATATTGTTTTAATATAAATAAATTGTAAGTAATAGAAGTAGTAATGCTATCTGATGCAATCGATAATACCAATCAAGAAGAAGACGCTCACTTTGATATGGATATAGAATATCAGGACATGAGAGAAAGAATAAATGAGTTATATGATATACAAAAGAAGGAATTGTTAACCTTCATTGAAAATGAAAATAATAGTAAAATTACTCAAATGGAAAACCCGTCCACAACATCAACTGCATCAACTGCATCTAGTTATTACTATTATGATATAGAATCCGATTTATTAAAATCGGATATAGAAAACTATATGGATACATATGGATACGAAACGGGTACTATTAATTTATGTATATATCAAATAAATGTATCTGGAAAGGTACCATTTATACAATATATTTTGCAGAAATATAATAGTCAAGATAAAAAGCATCCTGATGTAATAAAATTCCCAACATTTAACTATGTAAAGGGAATGGATATAATGTCTTATTGTCAATCCATATTAGATATGACATTTATATGTTATTCTGAAAATATGAAGGAAGAAAATAAGGGAGCATATGTGTATAAGGGATTTACTAATAATAACAATGAATTCCAGTTGTTTTTTGATTGTTCATTATACAACATAGATGTGCACAAATTGTATAGAGAAAATGATTTATACTTGACATTAATGGATGAAATTGTAAACCATCAATCCATTTGTAATTTTAAAATCGATGAAGAAGTTGTCGATTTTTTCATGAACCATCCTAATTTTGTATATTTGGTAGATGCAGACGAATATTACATCGAAACTCCAATTGTCGCCTATACAGGATGTAATTATAATCAATTAGAATTCTCATCTATCTTCGGAATTTCAACATCTAAACCAGAATCGTTAATGGGTCCCTATTATTATTTTACCGATTATCAAAATGCGATTAAAGCGGGTGGATGGGTAAATAAAGAAATACAAAATAGAACCAAAGAGTCATCGCAAACATCATCACAAACATCATCGCAAAAATCATCACAAAAAATGGTAGATTACGATGAACATGGTAGATTTATTAAAGGCGGCCTTATTCGTTTCGCCATTTTTCCAGGAAATACAAAGGTGACTACTAATTGTCTAGAGAATAGTACGGATAAATCACGAATAACGCAAAACATGTTGGAACTAGATAGTTCAACTATGGAATACAGAAATGCTAGAAATGCCATTCGCTTTTCAGATAGAGACGCATTATGGACACAAAAATATGATAGTGTGTATGTCGGACCTATGGGATTAGATAATGGTGACACTTATCAAGAAGCCCCCGTGTGGGTATTAAAGAATTATGAACAACAAACTCCGTTAACTATACATTCTATCGATAAGAGAACATTAAAGGAAACATGGAGTAGAGAGGATAAATACTATATTTATTAGAGCAAACAAACAAATAAATTATCTAATAATTATATAATGACTACAGGTAAAAGTATATCCTTGTTAGGATTTACATTAGTATTTACTTATATAATTATTCAAATTTTATCCTTTTATGGAATTGGATCGGATGCATATGGTGTTTACTTAGCATTTTACGCATTTTTGATACTATCCATGTTTGTATTACCTACAAGTAATGCACACTTATAGAACTCTATAGCAAAAACGTATGTATATGATGCAGAGGTTCTTTAAGCCCTCATTTTACATATAATAAAAAATTGATATAATGTTTATTTACTATATTATATCATACTTAAAGAAGATGGAGCGCCGTATAAACAAAAAAATAGAAACATATATTACTACGCTTAAGGATAGCATTAGAGATAAAGTTACAGAATTGGGTATTAAAAATGATCAAATGAATCATTTATTGCAATATATTTATGATTATGATAGATTGAATTTAGGAAAGGATGATTTCATGAAAAGAAAGCGTGTAAAGAATGTAGTTCCATTCTTTGATAGATGTTGTGCGAAGCGTGCTAGTGGCGAGCAATGCACCCGAAGAAAAAAAGAAGGCGATGAGTATTGTGG